AGAGCCCACCTGGACCCCATGCGATCGGCGCCCGGTGCGGTGCCACTGATGATAATGATATCGGCATATTCATCGCCGAGGATGTTGTCAAGACAGGCCTTGACATACTCGTAGTCCAGCACAGAACGTGAGCCGGCTACGATGACGTGCATCAATTTGTCTTTCATTTCGAGTCTCCTTTTAAGACTGGATTTTGTACACTGTTTTATGGGCACCCGGGGCGTTAGCCCCGGACCCACAATGTTAACGGTTGATGCTGTAGTAACGATCTGCGTCTTCCTCTTCGAAGCTGATAATGAAGTCTTTGTCGTCAGTGAGGAACGTAGTTTTTACTTCGTTGGCGATCCACGTATCGGCTGCGTCGCGGGAAGCGAAGCAGGCAAGTGCCATACCTAAGTGATAAACAGTAAACATTTTGTAAGCCTCCGGCCCACCACGGGCTAGTTTTAATCACAAGAATAGGAGCACCCAACTTGTGAAGGTCGGATGCTCCTGAGTTCTATGATGCTGACATTGCTGTCCGTATCCTGTTCATTGCTTCCGAAGGGGTTGGAAAGATGTTCAGGTGCGGCTTGTAGTAACCAAGGGTTAACAAAGCAAAGATGACAAAAGCCATAAAGATGATCGGCTTCCAGAAGATCTGGATCGTAACGAGAACGAGCATGACTAGCATGCAGTAAACGAAGTAGACACCAGTGTAGATGAGTGTGTTACGTAGGACAGAATTCATGACGTACTCCAATGAGTGGATTGATTACACCTATCTAGGGCACCGGGCGCGTCAGCGACCGATTTGAATATCGATGTGCTCAAACAGTGGGATTTTATTGAGCTCACTCAGTCACTGTGTCACTGAGACACGTAGTCACCCAGTAACTGAGTAACTTAGTCACCCCCTCTGAGCAACGAGGGCATCTATGGATCTGTCAGGCTAGGAAGGTTCCTTGGATTCGTTACCGAGTGACCAAGTGACAGAGTGACCTAGGAATTTGTGACTAAGTGAATCGGTGGGTCCCCCACCTATTCCCCCCCTTGCCCCCTGTCTGTCACTATATTTTTGAAAAATATTTTCACAGAAAATCTGCCCTTCAAAGCGTCTTATCGGCGATAAGCAGCTCTTAAAAGCAGAAAAGGGCTTGTAACGCAGCCCACAAAAGCGTACAGTGGGTTCGTACGAAAAGGGGCCAGATCTGGTCCCCCCACTCAATAAGAGGCGTAAAAATGTCACAGAAACTCGAGGCCATCTTCCGGCCGAAGCACCGCGAACTTACGAAGTTCGAACAAGACTCTCTCGCTCGCATCAAGTCATGCGCCTTGGAACTTGCCAAGGAATTCTACCCAGCCGACACACGTTTCAAAGCGCTCGCACTGACCAAGCTCGAAGAGAGCGTCATGTGGGCAGTCAAAGGAGTAACAGAGTAATGAGCAACACACCCGATTTTGAACCCGCAATGGTAGCCGTGTTCGATGAACTCGACTATCAGGAGGAAGTATGGGGCGCCCGCGTTCCCGAAGCCGTGTCCGGCGGACCAGCCTTCGATCGCAGCCTTGACGAGTACACGCTGTACATCAACCGCTACGCGGACAAGATGGCAGCCGGCAACTGCGTCACCCCCGAAGATTTCAACCAGAAGGTCCATACCGTTCGCAAAATCGCTGCGCTTGCAGTAGCATGTCTCGCGACGCATGGCCCGCTAACCCGTGAAGAGGAAAACGCATCATGAACCAGACTCAATTGCTCGATACATTCGGTATCGGAAAAGCTGTCAAGGAGCTCAACAACGGCGCCCGCGTATCGCGCGTCAACTGGAACGGCCCCGGCCAGTACATCGAGAAGCAGGTCCCCGACGAGAACAGCAAGATGACACTCCCGTACCTGTACATCAGGACTGTCCAAGGCGACCTCGTCCCGTGGCTCGCGTCACAGACGGACATCCTCGCGGCGGACTGGTATGTCGTCGCTGGAAACCCAGCAGCGTGAAGAACAAACCTTTCCCTGAACGCCTGCGGCGCCGGTACTGGAACTGGCGCCGCTTTAAGGCCACCAAACGCAGGGAGATCCGGCTCTTGCTACGGGACAGCGAAGACATGCAACGTGCGTCGGCGTTTATACCGCGAGAAGCCTATGCGCTGACCAACCGCATCCGGCAGGACCTGCACTCGCTCCAGGATCTGCTTTCTGAGAAAGAGTGGGGGCGGTGAGCACAGCCGAGTCACAAAAGCTTCGCGATGGAATCAGATCAGGAGCGATCCAGTGCTCCCAAGTTGGGTGCAACCCTGCAATGGGCGAGCACAGTAAATACTGCCCTTGGGATCCAGCGAATCTAAGGATTTATGAAATTGAACGTATTGAGGAGTTAACATGAACCAAGTCACCAAGTCACAAAGCACTGAGTCACCAAGTGACAAAGTCGAGTGTCCACCATTCCCGGACGAAATGCCTATGGATGGTGCGTCGGGTCCCCGAGAGGGGAGCAAAGGAATGGACGCCGCCGAGCACGAGATCAAAAGGCTCCGTGCAGTGTTGGCCACTCACGACAACGAGTACAGAGAGTTGTGCTTCCTGCGTTACTTCTATCATGAACAGTCTGTTGGTAAGGAAGCCAGCGCTAGCATCGCCGAACGCGCGCGCATACGCAAAAACTATCTGGGGCCGATACCGGAGGGTTACGCAGATGTCTGAGTCAATAAGTGGGCAGGACATAGAGGACGCATTCGCGAAGGCGCAGTACGAAGAGTTGCGCTACCTGCGCTACTTTTATGGGGAGGCAGACTTCGGTCCTGCCGACAGCGACGTCCGCATGATAATCAACGAGGGATATGACAAACCGATACCCGAGGGTTACGCAGATGAAGAATGAAGGCTACAGCCCGACCATGTTCCAGCGCCGGAGTAACATCCATCCGTCCGCGCGAATCGATTATGACCTCAATTGGATGCTCCTCATATGCGTGGTGCTATTCATCGGCGTACCATTGTTCGTGGTGGTGATGTCATGAAGATGAACAGACGAAAGTTTTTACAGCACGCGACTGCAGCCGCTGTCGCTGTCCCCGCTATAGCACTGGGTGCTACGCCACAGGTCGCGAAGTTCACGCATTCCGTGAATAAGTTACCGAGTGACGTAGTCACTAAGTTACCGAGTGACGCGCGTGCGTATTTCGGTGGCCGGCAGTGGCATCAGGACCAGCTGAGCGTCTGGATGCGCAATCAGGTCGATGAGGCCGTGTTCAACAAGTTGAGGAGGAAAGTATGAATCGGAGAGAGATAGATCCGGAAGGGAAGTTTTCTCAGACGGGGTACATCAGCGTGCGGGCCCACAAAAAGGCCTACGGGCGCAATCATCCCGCGACCAAGGAGTTGCGGAAAATCACACCATGGTGGAAGAGGTGGACAGCATGAGCAGCAAGAATATCAGCGTAGGCAGGAAAGTACTATTCGTCGGTGGTCCCGAGGCCGGCAACGTCCGCATCATTCCCGAGAGTCATGGCGAGACCATAGCGGCCGACCACGACTGGATCTATCGCATATGGCCCATCAGGATCCCCGGGAGCAACGAGATAGCTTACTTCGCGTACGCCGCCGACCAGCACCCGCTGAAATTGTTCATCGACATGTGGCGGGAGTATTCGCCGGTCGCGCAGATCAAGCGAAACAACCCCGAGGTGGCGCAGACCTACCAGACGGTCAAGCGGCAGACAGCAGCGCGTAAGCAAGTCGGCAAATAAGCCCATCGTGACTCGGTCTGCTAAACGCCCGACACCGGTTAATCGTGTCGCGGCGAAAGACAAGTTCCACAACTATAAGGAATGCACGGAGTGCGGCGAGACCAAGCGTCTCGCTGACTTCGCGCTGGTTACTAATTGGAGAAAGAAACGTGCCGCCAACCCAAAAAGATACCGACCTGTTTGCAAAGCTTGCAGTAGAAATCCAAGCGCGCAAGACGTCGACCCGGCTTTCAAACCCGACCGAAGAAGAAAAAGCAATGCGGTCACTCCGGCGGCTCGCCGCGCTAACGCAGCCACATATAAGCGCAGGGCCAGAAGAGAAACACGTATTAAAGCGCTTGAGTATCTGGCTGAGAGGGGTTGCTGCGAGTGCGGAGTACACGATCCACGAATTCTGGAGTTCGATCATATTGAACCACGCGATAAGAATGTCGGGATCGCCCGACTCCTCTCCGACGGATACAGCTGGGGATCCGAGACTCTCCGAGCCGAGATTCGGAAATGTCGTGTCATTTGCTCCAACTGCCATAGACTACATACTGCAACACAGATGGAGTACTATGGACACGATGACGTCCGCGCCGCTCTGCACAGAATATATGCAATTCACGATATCACCGAGTGATAGTGAGCGGTTAATAACGGGCTTGAGAGACGGAACGCTCGACTTGAACACGGTCTCCATGGCAGAATACCTACAGATCAGTTTCCTCACGCTTATGAGTGGGGAGGAGATCCACATAGAACAAAAAATGGTGGCCGGAGGCAACGTGTTCAATTTGCACGCCTGCGTATCATCGGTAACACCAAGCCAACCCATGAAATCACTCAGGGAAAAACAATGAAGCACCTAACACCCGAATCAACACTGGCCGACGCGTTCGACTTTTTTACCGCAGCCGACGACGGGGGCGTGCAGGTCGCGCCGGTCACCATCAAACAGCAATCGGACGACACACGGCTCGCTATTTTCATCAAGGGGGAGCACCAGATGGCCTCTGTAATCATGGCCGAACTTATGTCGAAACTCGACGAACTGTTCGACTACTCCCAGCAAGCGGAAACCCCAAGTGACAAAAAGTCTCCAATCATCACTGGTTAAGCTGTCCGTAAAGGAGCGCATCTACGTTCAGGGCCGGTTGGATGGTCTGACGCAGATCGCCGCAGGCGCCGCCGCTGGACTGCATACCGACTTCACGAAACTAGAGAAGCGGGAGCATGTCCAAGCAGCCATGGTGGCAGCGATGTCCGACCTCGCCGAGGAGATTGGCTTCTCGCGCAAAGAGGCGCACGACATGCTAATGTCCGCGTACATGAACGCGGCGACAGCAGCGGAACAGATTGCAGCGGTCAAGGAAATGATCAACCTGCACGGCATCGCCGCACCGAAAGTAATAGAACACGAACATACCCACAAGGGATCGGTCACTCTCGAGAGAATGGAGACCGAAGACCTTATGAAACTCGCCGGCATGGACGATCTTACGCTTGAAGGTGAGTACGAAGTCATAGACAAGGACGCCGATGAGCGAACTGACCAAAAAGCACTGCCTGAGTTGTGATGCAGACACCGATCACTGGGTAGATTCGCAGGAGTGTTCCGTCTGCGCCGCTAAGAAAGGCCTGGCGCTGCTCGAAAACACCCAAGCGGCCAAAAAAGGGCGCAAAAAGGCACGCAAAAAGGCGAAGCGGGTCAAAGCGAATGAGAAATCGCGCCCCGAACGGGCTGCGAAGAGGGAAAGCACCCAACAAGAGCGCGCACAACAAGAAATGGCCCGCCGCGAGCTCGCGAAGCGCCACCTGTTGGCGTTCGTACAGCGATATGAGCCGAAATACATGGCCGGATGGGTTCACAAAGTCATTTGCAACGAGCTGATGGAGTTTTCCGAACAGGTAGTGCGCGGAGAGTCACCTCGGTTGATGATCACCATGCCGCCGCGACACGGCAAGTCACTATTGGCGTCGCAGTACTTCCCCGCGTGGCATTTGGGACGTCACCCGGAACACGAGTTCATCAACACGTCGTACGCGCAGTCGTTGCAGATGGACTTCTCGCGCAAAATTCAGGAGCTAGTAAAGTCGCCTGACTATCACTTGCTCTTTGGTAACCTCGGCGTTACTAAGAAGAACGAAGCAATCGAACGATGGAGTTTGTATGACTATGATGAAGATAAGCGAACGGGCGGTGGGATTTTGGCGGCAGGCGTTGGAGGCCCAATTACGGGAAGGGGCGCGCATATCCTACTTATCGATGACCCCGTTAAAAACCGCGAGGAGGCCGAGTCTACAACCATTCGGGAGGGCGCCAAGTCGTGGTACTCCTCGACAGCTTACACTCGGCTTGCACCCGGCGGAGGGATCCTAATAATCCAGACTCGCTGGCATGATGATGATCTGTCCGGCTGGCTGCTCGAAGAAATGAGAGAGGCCGAGAAAGAAATGAAAGTGTCCGGCGAGTGGCCGGAAGACGCCGACCGCTGGCGTTGCATCGACTTCCCGGCGATCGCAGTCACTGATGAGAAGTACCGGCACAAGGGCGAAGCCCTGCACCCCGACCGCTACCCGCTACCCGCGCTGAGGAAGATCAGACGCGCCACCGCACCGCGAGATTGGGCCGCGCTCTACCAGCAGAATCCGCAGGTAGAAGAGGGCGCGTACTTCCAGAAGAAGTATTTCAAGTTCTACAAGGTAGCCCCTCCGTACCTCGACATTTATTGCGCCGGCGACCTCGCGATCTCCAAAAAAGAGCATGCGGACTGGTCCGTGTTCTACGTCGTTGGGTTGGATGCCAACGGACACATATATTTCTTAGACGAATACCGCGGGCGTTGGGATGCCAAAGAGATCGTCGACGTGATCTTCCAGATCCACAGGAAATGGAAACCCAGACACTTCGGCTTGGAAAAAGGTCAGATTTCGCTTACACTAGACTCTTTCCTCAGGCAAAGGAAGCGTGAGGAGGGCCTCTACGAGCTCCATGTAGAGGAATTGCCCCCGGGCAAGCAAGATAAGGAACTTCGAGCGCGCATGATCCAGGGTTTAATGTCGCTCGGACAGGTTTGGTGGCCCGAAGGTACCCTGTGGGTTGATGACAGCATGAACGAGTTGCTGCGCTTCCCGAACGGTGTAAAAGACGACCGCGTGGACGCCGCCGCGTGGATTGGCAAGATGGTAGCGAACAAGACATATATCGGGGAGGGGAGACCCAAGGCCGATAAAATGACGAAGTCGTGGAAGACCAAACTTGCGGGTTACGTTGGCAAGGCCAACGGTTCTAAGAAACCACACATGGCGGCGTAAAACATGACAGATCAAAATATTTTCGGCGGCGATTTGGAAGAGACCAATGACACGTCGGATCTCCACAACGGCGACGTTGACAAAGACGCAATAGTAGAACAGCAGTGGACAGCGTACACACGCGCCCGCGACTCTGGTCACCTCGACTGGGTTGAAGAGGCACGAGAGTACGACAGGTACTACTACGGCGACCAATGGGACGACGATACGAAGAATTCGCTCGACGCCCAAAACCGACCTCACCACACCGTAAACCTCGTTTTATCGACCGTTAACGCGGTTATTGGCACATATATCAAATCCCGGCAGGACATCAGCTTCACTCCCATCGGGAAAGGCGCGAATCAAGATACAGCGAATGCGCTGCGTTTCTTGTTCAAGCAGCTCGCGACCAACAACAAGTCGGAGCACAAGGAAAAGACTGTCTTCACAGATGGCTTGATCCAGGATCGCGGCTACTTCTATTACTACTTGGATTTCAGCGATAACGCCGAAGGCGAATTGCGAGAAGAAGTTCTCGACCCGACAGACGTTATCCTCGATGCAGGCGCGACAGATTACGACCCCTCCACATGGAGTGAAGTGTTCATCAGCCGGTGGATGACCCCGGACCAGATTGGAGCACTCTACGGACCAGAATTCAGGGACAAGGTGACTCTCGCTGCCTCCGGAAACGGAACCTTCGGCCACGACTCACTTGAGTGGGAAGCGCCGAACTTCGCCGGCGAACATTTTGACAGCGAGATATTCTTCCAGTCATCGCCGGAGGAGATACAGCGAGTCAAACGCATCCGCGTTATCGAGCGCCAGTACCGGCGCCTGTCCCGCACCGCTTTCTTCATTGATAAGCCGACCGGTGACATGCGTCGCGTACCCGATGGATGGGAAACCGATCGTGTCGCAGCATTTGCAGAGCAGAATGACCTAGACGTCATATGGAAGCCCGAACGGCGAATCCGCGTAACGATCACCGCCGATAAGATCCTGCTGCACGACGACTGGTCACTGTTCGAGCGGATCGCGATCATCCCGTTCTTCCCGTACTTCCGACGCGGCCGACCTTTCGGTCTCGTCCGCAATTTGATCAGCCCGCAGGACATGCTTAATAAGGTGACCTCTCAGGAGCTGCATGTTGTCAATACCACAGCGAACAGTGGCTGGATGTTCCAGACCGGGTCACTGGTTAACATGGATCGTGATGACCTGACGACTCAGGGTTCGAAGACTGGTCTCGTGCTGGAGATTGCCGAAGGCGCAGAAATGCCGGTCAAGATCACGCCGAACCAGATACCAGGTGGCTTGGCGGAGATCGGTTCGAAGGCCGGTGTTTTCTTCCGCGAAATTAGCGGAGTGAATGCAGCGCAGCTGGGCACAGAACGTTCAGACTCAAGCAAGGCGCTGGACTCACGCAAGCAAGGCGGAGCGATCCAGCAGGAAATCATATTCGACAACTTAGCGCTCACTCGCGAATTGCGGGCCGAGCTCATGCTCGAGATCATCCAGAACTACTACACCGAGACGAGGCTCGTACAGGTCCTGTCCAAGAACGAAGATGGGGATGTTGAGCAGTCCGAACTGTCTATCAACGAGCCGGTTGAGACCGTCGACCCGGAAACGCAGGAAGCCATTGAGGAGATCCGGAACGATCTCACTCTCGGCGAATACTCCGCCGTTGTTACGACCGTACCGAATCGCGACACGTACGACGAGACTCTGTTCGACCAGCTATTCCAGTTGCGAGAAATCGGAGTACAGTTGCCGGATCACGTCCTGATCGAGAACTCACAGTTGCCGAACAAGGCCGAGGTTGTGGAAACGGTCAAGCAGATCCAGGGACTGGCAGCGCCTACCCCTGCAGAAATGCAGCGGCAGCAGCAGCTGCAGCAGCTCGAAATGCGCCTGCTGAACGCGCAGGTCATGAATGAGGAAGCGCAATCGATCGAACGCAAGGCCAACGCCCAGAAACTGGCGGCACAGGCCGGCGAAGCGGCACAGGCTCCGGAGGTCGCGAAACTCAAGATCGGCACGGAAGCCCGTGTGGAACTGGAGAAGGCTGGCATGACGCAGCAGTCGAACCAGCAGGATTTGATGACCCGAATTCGCATTGCAAGCGGAAAAGAGAGTACAATGCGGGATATCTCGCAGATCGAGTCTATGACTTCTCGCAACGTGGCCGGCTTGAATCGTGTGGCTGGCTTAGAGAAGTCGCTCATGGACCTGAGAAGTAAAGCGGAAGACCGCAAAGCCGCTTCGGCCGAAAAGTCGAAAAAAGACAGCGATAAAAAATCGCCCAAGAAGGCGTAAAACGGAGTAAAACATGACCAAGAGAAAAGACGATCCGGACTTGGCTCCGGATGCGGTGCTTGCCACCGACCTAGGCGACGAGGATAAGCGCTACGCAGATCAGGTAGCGGAAATGGGCGGAGAGCCCGACGATATTGACAGCTTCGACCCAACCGATCTCGACGATGGCTCGGTGCTCCCGGAAGGATACGACCCACTTAACCCAGCCCCCGCGAAGTCGTCTGACGACGACGATGAGGGTGACGGAGATTCCGATGACGACGATTCTGACGACGATTCTGACGGCGATTCCGGTGATGCCGACGACCCCGCAGATGATGATGAACCATCTGATGAAGGAGACGGGGACAAAGACGACTCAGAGGGCGACGAGGGCGACGCGGAAGGCGATGACGAGGACGACTCTGATGCCGACGCCGTAGACGACAAGCCCGCCCCTAAGGGGATCCCAAAACACCGATTTGACGAAGTAAACGAGCGCCGCAAAGCCGCAGAGGACGAGAACGCTCGCCTGAAAGCGGAGATCGCCGCTGGCAAAACGCCGGAGGAAGAGGAAGAGGCGTTTGACTTCGACGCAGCCGAGAAACAGTATATCGAGCTGACTCTCGACGGCGACACCGATGCAGCTCTCGCCAAGCGCAAGGAGATTCGCGCGGCCGAGCACGCCGAGTGGAAAAACGAGACCAAGGGCGAGACCAAGAGCGAGATCGCGCAGAACGCAGCAGACGCTGAGTTGCTGGGCCTGTCGCAGGAAGCGGAGACGATGTTTGACGTCTTCAATCCGGATCACGATGACTTCAATGAGGAGGCGCAGAATAAGGTCCTAGTATTCATGCGTGGATACGAGGCTACCGGCGATTACAGCCGCGCCGATGCATTCATCATGGGCTTGGCCGATGTCGTAGAAATGTACGACCTCATGCCTCCCGAAGGCGAAGGCGAAGGCGAAGGCGAAGGCGAAGGCGACGGGAAACCAGACCCGAAGCCAACCGGCAAGAAGAAAACGGGTGGCAAGAAGAAAGCCGACGCTAAGAAGCGGGCGCATCAACCCGTTGCAGGCGAAGGTTCGGCAGCAGCTGACACCGGCGCCGCGGTGCCCAACATCGACGACATGACCGATGAAGAAATCGACGCGCTACCAGCCAAAACTCTTTCCAGATTACGTGGAGACTTCGTCTAATGGGCAGCATTACCATAAACTTTACCAACGCCAACGCCGTCAGACTGGGCAACGCCCTCCAAGAGAAACTGAGCTTGGAAAAAAGGGCTACGGAAGCGCAGCTCAAGCAGTACGTCATTGATTTCTTGAAGAATCTGGTTCGTACCTCCGAGGCGCGAGAGGCAGTAAAAGCGGTCGAAGTCGCAGAGAATGATGTCTCGATAACGTAGAGCTACACGTATACAAAGTGCCAGATACTTCCATTTTCCGGAAGTATCTGGTATTAGTTACGCGCCCCTGTTGACAAGAACGGCAACAGGGGTGCATAATTCACTTTCGTCCTACGCTCCGGACGTTAAACCTGCAGCGGAGTCGACCTCCTAAAAAGCGGAACACGTCGTCAGACGGTAAACAAGGCAACTGGCCCAGGATGGGCAAACCGACTTTTTTGTGTTTCGTTTTTAATTTTTGGAGAGTCTATAATGACTGTTACAAACTTTAATGCACTGACATCCGAGCAGAAGACTGTTTGGTCGCGGCAAGTGTGGAAGCAGGCGCGTAATTTCGCCTTCACCACCAAGTTCACGGGCAGCGGTCCCAACGCTATGATTCAGCGCATCAAGGAACTCACGAAGTCTGAGAAGGGAACTCGCGCAGTTATTACACTGGTTGCCGATCTTGAAGAAGACGGCGTACCGGGCGACAACCAGTTGGAAGGCAACGAAGAAGAGATCAAGGCTTACGATCAAGTAATCCAGATCGATCAGCTTCGTAACGCTAACCGGCATAAGGGTCGTCTGGCTGACCAGAAATCTGTCGTGAACTTCCGTGAACAGTCTCGTGACGTTCTCGCTTACTGGCTTGCCGATCGAATCGATCAGCTTGCTTTCCTGACGCTTTCGGGCGTTGCATACACCTTCACGAATCGTGGTGGCACGCGTGCTTCAAATGCGCTTGCTGGTCTCGACTTCGCTGGTGATGTGACCGCTCCGTCAACCAACCGCCATCGTCGGTGGGATGCAACTTCTGGCCTCGTAGCCGGCAGCACGGCCGCGGTCGCTGCAGCTGATACTCCGAGCTGGGCGATGCTGGTTGAATTGAAAGCCTACGCCAAGGACAAGTACGTCCGTGGGATCAAGGGACCGGGTGGAGCAGAATTCTACCACGTGTTCATGAACCCGCAAGGCATGGCCAAGCTGCGCCAGGATCCTGACTACCTTGCCAACGTCCGTAATGCGGGCGTGCGCGGTTCCTCGAACGAGTTGTTCAAGGGCACCGACACGGTCATGGTTGACGGCCTCATGATTCACGAATTCCGTAACGTCTTCAACACTCAAGGCGCCGTCTCTGGCGTTGCCAAGTGGGGAGCCGGTTCTACGGTTGACGGACAGCGTACTCTGTTCTGCGGCGCACAAGCGCTCGGCATGGCAGATATCGGTGCTCCGGAGTGGGTCGAGAAGGGCTTCGACTACGACAACCAGCAGGGCATCAGTGTCGGCAAACTGTTCGGCTTCTTGAAGCCGGTCTTCCGTTCAAACATTGACGCAACTGATGAAGATTTTGGTGTCATCGTTTGCGACACAGCGATTTAGGGAGATAAATCATGAGTACACGCACTGATTTTGCCAACGGTAAGATTACCACTCGCAGTTACGAGCTCGTCATTTCCGGCGGGTTTTCCTTCGATGACTTTGTTACTACGGTAGCAATAGTATTCTGCACGCTTCCAGTAGGCGCAGTAGTCACCGGCGGATACGTGAACGTGACCACGGCATGGGACATCACCACGTCTCTCCTCGATATCGGCGACAGCACTGATATTGATGAGTACAGCTCCACCGCGATCGACTTGGAGGTGGTTGCTGCCACGGCGCTCACGCTAACTGGTTTCCAGACCACTACGGCTCTGGACGACATTCAGCTCATCGTAACCTCAACCGCACCGACTGTCGGAGAAGCAAACCTTTTCCTGACGTACGTCGATACGACCAAGGCCGACGAGAACTTCGAGTAAACCGTTCGCTATCTGTAACACTCCCCCGGGGTCAAACCCGGGGGATTCTTTCGTAATACAAAAAAGAGGAGCAACATCATGCCTATGATGAAATCCCCGTACGACCAAAGATTATCTTCCACTTCCGGCCACTGTCTCGTATTCGAAGCAAACGTACCGCTTTGGGTACCGCCCGCTTGTATGCAGCAAGCTTTGGGGCAAGGTGTGAGGGAAGTCGACCAAGACGCTCCGAGCCCCGAACCAGTGGTAGCCCCTCCCGTAAAGAGGGACAATGAGGAAAGTGACGGAGACGAGTTCGCGGTCGCGCTTGATCAGGCGATTCTTCGCATTCTGACCCGGAACGACCCGAACGATTACAAGGCGGATAATACGCCGAAAGTCACCAAGGTCGTGGCAGAAATGTCGCCGGAACTGCGGCGCGCAAGTGCAACGGAAGTATCCGATGCTTTTCGCCGGCTGCAGGAGAACATCAATTTAGCGGAGTAGTAAATGAGCGCCACGGTACAAAACGTAATCGACGAAGTTCGATTTACGATCCATGATGAAAATGCGGCATCGTACAGGTGGACAGACGCCGAGCTCATAGCTTACGTCAACGCTGCTTCTCGCCAGATCGTGACGATTGTACCCGAGGCAAATATTGTTGAGTCTATTCAGACGATCAGCAACAACATAGCACGCCAATCGTTGCCTGTAGGGGGCATCAAGTTTGTCAAAGCCGTTCGTAACGTGAGCGAAGCGGATGGGACTACGCAGGAAGGCGCCATTAGGTACGTCGAGAAAGATGTACTCGACGGCTTCGATCCGAATTGGGAGCACGACACCACGATTAAAGTAATCGCGGCGTCCTCTGATTTCTTCGAACACTACACGTTTGACCCGCGGGACCCAAAGACGTATTTCTTGTACCCGCCGGCCAGCGCCAATGCATTCGCCGAGATTGCATACTCTGCGATACCGACGGTGGTGTCGGCAGTAGGTAATACAATACCACTTGGGGATGAATACCTCACCTCGTACAACACATATGTGACGTACCGAGCGCTCACGAAGGAATCCCGCGACTCCATGCCGACGCAATACCGGCAAGAGCTGTGGAATAACTTCCTGTCTTCACTCGGGCAAAAGGTCCAAGCCGACTTGCGCGTCGCTCCCGAACAGAACATTCCGCCGGAGGCTCCATAAATGACCGTTGCAATCTCGACGCTTCTGAGAGACAGCCGGCTGGAATTGCCGGGTATCGCCGAACCGGTGCTACAAGCGAAGCTGTTTCAGATTATCCGCCAGTTCTACTGGGAATCGGAGGCGTACAAGTATACATATGACAACGGACTCGATTGGACTATCAACATACCGGCTGCTCCCGCCCCTAGCGCAGGGACGGACATACCGGCCAAATTCGTGGTCAAACGAGTCGACAACATCAAATACGATGCAGCCGGCGTTGCATGGGACAAGGAGGTTCCGTTCCTCACTCGTGATGAACTGGACCGTGCCAATTCGGACTGGCGATCAGAGACAGGGACGTCTCCCTCTGCTTGGACGATTGACAACGAAGGCGCTGCCCGCATCGTTCCCATACCCACGGCCACCGTGACAACGGGGCTGTTAATCCGCGCCGTAATAGTGCCGGTCCTCACCGTCGTTACTGACACGTTGCCAGATTTTTTGTATTATGAACACGAGGCCGCTTTGCGGGCCGGTATTTTGGGGCAGCTGATGGCACAACCAGGAAAAGACTGGACTAATCCGCAACAGGCCGGCTTTTACCAAAATGTATATGGGTCAGGGATATTGAAAGCCAAGTCGCGCGCTGAGGCCGACTTCGGCCAACCAAAGGGCACGATGGCTTATGGCGGGATTTAAGATAGAGTTATTCAGGGGGATGCGCCCACGCATCTCAGCTCTGAAACTCAGCATTGGTGAATCACAGACTGCGGAGAATACAGATCTCGGCAGCGGCGACGCGCGCCCGTTCGTAGACAAAGCCACTACACAGGCTGTGTCCGCTGGGCGCTCTCCACGTACCATCTACCTATTCGATAACAATGACGACCCACGTTGGTTCCAGTGGGACGATCACGTTGATGTTGTTCGCGGTCCTGTAAAGGACGACAGCATCGAGCGCACTTATTACACCGGCGATACGTTGGGGAATGGCTCTCCGAAGATGACAACGACCCTCTTAGCCACAAACGGTGGCGACACGGGTCCGTACCCCGAGGACTGGGTGTACATAGGAGTGCCAGCTCCCGAAGTGGCTCCTATTATTGTCGCGGACGCCCTGCCGGAGGATGTTCCTGCGGGTGCTAGGTTCGTAGAGTCCTCACGCACGTTCACCGATGAGTTCGTAATCGACAAAGTGGACTTCACTGTTCACCCAGGAACCGGCACTGACAACCAAACTTGGCGCCTGAATGCAGCAGCACTCGGGTCCATTGCGCTTGATATAGACGTCGGAACAGCGTTCCGAGTCACCGAAATAGTAAACGCCAGCAACGTCAAACTAGAGTCGGCTTCTGAGCCAGGTATTTTCGCCCGCACTCGTAACTCCGACAAGACTACCGTAAATGACTGGCACCCGATGGACGAGCAGGGTTCCACCAAAGAAGCTGACTTCATTGGTTGGAGAATACCCGTAGGCGCCACGGTACGGATCATTGGGCACAACCTCACCGTGGGGGACGTGATATCCGTGTCTGCCATGGCTAGCCCGTTCGAATTTTTCGCCGACTTGTCTTTGGACTTCTTCGAGCAGTCTTGGGAAACAGAGTTCGATGTGTTCGAGAGCGGGTCCACTTTTAAGCGCGTGACGAATGCACGCGTCAGCGCATCGTCCGTATCCGGCGTCTCACCGTTCACAATTTCGGGCAGCTTCCA